TCTAGTTCTTCCCATTGGATACCAAAACGTACGAATACTGTGTATTCGATGGTGTCTTTCTTTGGCTTGTATTCACGGTTTACAGTGATGTCTCTCTGGAAGCCCCATACACGGTTCTGAGGGAATGTCAAATCGACATAACCTGCAGGGTAGTAAGGAACCTCAAGAACATCTACACCAAGTACACGAGTTGTACGTGAGTTACCTAGTGTCTGTGCACCACCATCAAGGAATGCTTGACGATTTGCTTCAGTGCTTCCTGGACGGTTAGCAAATGCTTCTGCAACTGCATCAGCAAGTGTACCGTTGTTACGAACAATACCAGCAAAAGCATCAGTACCTGCGTAGAACTTAAGATTGCTCTTAAGTGCACGGTATTTACGAGGCATTGCTAGTAGCAAGCCTTGCATTACTGATGTTGTGTAGTTGTTGTCTGCAACTGTTGCAGCATACTCGTGAGCGTCGTTTCCAACTGTCGTACGAGTTTGCTTGATAAAGCCAGGCATGATTGAAAGGAAGGCATCTGCGCCTGATCCTAAACCATTGATAGCAAGATCTTCAATATCGTTTGCGAAAGCATTGGTCATCAAGCGAACTAGATGATCTTCAAGTGCTCCACCTTCAATATTGTCTTCAAGTGCTTCTGTTGATACTTCCCAATCAAGACGAATCTTCTTGGTAGTTAATTCAACCTTTGTAAAAGTTGCGCCGATGTTTGTATAATCTGGTGCACCTTGTGCTGCTGCACGGATTACACGCTCTCCAACGTTGACCTTTTCGATCTCCATTGTGTTAGCACGCATTGTAACTCTACGACCATCTTTAGCGAGAACTGTTGCATCCCACACATAGTCGATGAAGCGACGTGCTTGCTCAGGTGCTAGAATACCACCTGCTACGCCTGTTGGGTTTACTGCGTTTGCTCCAGTTGTTGAACCGAATGCTGCAGTTGCAGTGTTACCAAGTTGTGATCCTACAGATTGCGCTGCTGAATCTAAACCTGTTGCACTACCTACGCCACCAGAAACGAAACCGCCCTGAGAGTTAATCTCATTGCCTGCTCCGCCTGATCCTGGATAGTTTTTTTCTAGGTCTTTATTTTGTTCCGACATTATTTTTCACCTCCTAGTGATTTTATTGCTTATTTAAATAGGTCGGTTGATGTGAGGAAACGACCGCCCCATAGGGATTTCTGAACTTTTGAGGGTTCAAACTGCACGATCTCGCCTAGATCGCCAGACTTGCGGAAAGCGGTGTCTTGCTCTACAAGATCTACACGCTTACCAAACTCATTAAAAACTCCCTTAACATTGTTTACTTCTGCAGATACGGTTTTAACCTCACCTGATACATTGTCAAGAGACTTGCTTAATGCAACTACCTGCTCATGAAGAGACTTAACGGTTGTTGCTAAATCGCCAAAGGCATTTGTAAGAGAGTTCTTAATTTCTGCAACTGCCTCAACAATTGCTTCGTTAGATTTTTCAACAACAGTTTCTACTGCTGCTACCTCTCCCTCTTCTGTTTTTTCAACGGAAGAATCTGCACTACCGTCTTCTGATTTAGCAATAGCAAGTTCTTCAACTGCTGGTGCTACTTCATTGACTGCAGGGATGTCTGTTGCTTCTGCAACAATCTTTTCTGCTTCTGCAACTACTTCTTGAGTTGCTTCTGCAACAACCTCTGCTGGCTGTGCCTCTGGAGCGACCTGTACTTCTTCAACTGCAGTTTTAACTACTGCATCTGTTGCTTCAGTCATAGGACTAACCTCCTTTGTAATCTTAATTGTACTAATGCCTTTAGCACTATCAACTAAGAACTTTATTGTTTCTGTGTTATTTTTATCACCTTTTTCAATAAAACCAATGTTTTGCATTGGCTTACCAGATGTAGGGCTTGTTTCGCTATCAGACTCTGAAACCATTACAATACCTGCTTCAGAATCCCAAAATACATTTTCAATTTCTGCCTTTGAAAGATATCCACCAATTACATTTTGACCATTAACTTTTTCAATGGAAACAATGTTTGCAAACTGGTTTGCTGGATTATCAACCAATGACAACTCATATAGATCATATTCTTTAATAATTCTAATACTTTTCTTTAAATCATCGTTATATGCATCATCCCAATTTTTAATGTTACCGCCAATTGAAAAACCTTTATAGGTTCCATCTAATACTTTTTCCCATGCATCTTGTGCACCTTTTGAAACATAAGCAGATACATAAACTCCGCTATAAAACTTTTTTACTGATGGATCAAAGTAGCGATCTTCTTTAAATGACACTATCTTTCCTACTGCAGATGGTTGGTGCATTTCTCTTAAGTTGCCCCTGAAATTTTTAAATGCTTCAACGCTAGATTCGGTTGTTACGATGTCGCCTTGCTTATCAACATTATCAAGAGTTGCAAAGCCAGATACTATTCGGCGCTCTACATCTACCTTGCCAATAGGCATTGATAGACGAACACTGTCGCCATCAGTTTCCCAATGTGCTTTATTTATTAACATATCGTTATCCATTATACCAAACTATTTTACGACTATCTCATTTATTGAGATGATCTACCCTCACCCTGTGCATTACGACCAGCAATGGTTGTTGTAGAGTCAGAGTTGTTGTTTGTTCGTTCTGCATCTCTTTGACGATTGCCTGCCAGGTTTGCCCTTGAGTCAGTTGCTTGTCGTGGAGACATTACAAATGGCTCATCGCCATCGGCTCTTTGTGGAAGATCTAACTTTTCACGAGCCTCGTTTGGAGTCATAACCTGTGTCTTTACATACCGCTCAATAATTTGAGATTGAGCAATTTCATCCGTCAAGGTTAACTCATTAAACTTAAGTTCTAGAATGTCAGTCTTTTCTCTAATAATTTTGTTAACAACCTTTTCAAGATGTTTTTGTGCTGGACGAGATACCTGTTCTTTAAAAGTACGATCTTGTGAAAGGGCAGCAGCAATACCTGAATCTGCGCCACCAAGTTTAGAAATAGGCACCTGATGAGCAATAAGAATATCATCTCTATTTTGTTTACGGTACTCTTTAAATGAGCCATCCTGGATACCGTTTTCAATTGGCTCCATTTTAAACTCAACCTTATTGTTTTCTGTATCTCCAGGAAGCGGAATGTAAAGGGTTCTGTGTGACTGAGACTTAAGTCCAGTCTGCAAAAATCTAAACATTTTGTCTTCACCATCAGATGACAATTTGGCACCTTTTAAAGTTACGATATATCTTGGAACAGCCTTATTTTCAAAGTAATCAATGTTGTATTGTGAAGCAAGTTGATCTCCAATTAGCGAAGGCATGGCTGCTACAATATCTGGAATACCATAAAATGTATTTAATGGAGAGTATTCTTTGTAATGAATAATCTCATTTGGGCGTGGATCTGCAGTCATTGGGTTTTTATTTTTTGCCCCAAAATTTCTAAAGTAAACTACAGAATTACCAATAATCTGGACAAAGCCATCATGCAATCTACGCACACGAACTGTAGTTGCTGGGATGTGACCAAGATAGCCAATCTCTCCAGTAACAGTTCTACCTACTTCAAGAAACCCATTGCCAGTAGCCTGAACATCTGTGTAAAACTTTTCCATTGTCTTTGTAAAAGAATCATCATCGTTAAGGTTTTCTAACCAGTCTTTTAATTCAAGTTTCATTCTTTCAATACGATTACGAGCACGATCAACTGCTGCTTGATCCTCGTTCATTTCAAACCTTAGCATTGTTCTATCTGCAATATCAAAACGGTAGCCAAGACCAACCACATTTTCTACTTTAGCGTCAATAGCAGCATGGTTAGCAAATGATGTGTCATAGAAGTTGGCTAACTCATACATGTTGTATGGAGGAGTAATTACGTCAAATAGTCCATATCCATTTCTGTATACCGTGCCAGGATTAATTGCTTTTGATCCAGCATCTACACCAGATGGTGTTGCATTAGCAGAATCAAGGTATTCATTTGTTGCAAAAGTCATTGCTTTTGTTACATTCCTTGCAGTTTTTCTGCGGAAGTTTTGATCTAGTCCACCAAAATCTTTAAGTTGATCCCAAGACTTATTAAATGGATCTTGTTGTGTAAAAGCGTTTTCTTGTTCTGGTTGGGTATTTAAACCAACTCTTACGTATTCTTCACTCATCATTACCATACTTATCATAGGTTTGTCGTGCTGCTACCCAAGCACCATGATCATTCATGGAAGGAATTAAACCACTTTTCATTCTGTCTAATTGTTCAGAATGTTCTTCCTCGCTAATTCTTGTTAATCCAGGCACAAAAACTGCCTTGCCTTCTCCATCATCACCGTAATGCATTGCAACTTTTTTTAATTCTGAAATTTTAGATATGTCTCCACGCTCTGCTGGAATGTTTAATATGCTTCCATTGCCGTCAGTAAACCAGGCACCGCTAGATTTTTTGTACACATACAGGCCCCAGTTATAATCTTTTTCTATTACTTTGCGCCGTACATTGCCAACTTTTTTAAGAATTTCATTATCCATAACCATCAGTATACCATATTACAGTGCTGAGGCGGTACTTGTTGACCAATTAATATCTTGATGTATCTTCATTTTATCTGAGTCTAGGCTTAAACCCTTGTTGTCGTCAAATATGATTTTGTTTGTTCCAAGATAAGTTTTATATACTTCTGATGGATTTACACCGTATAAGTCTGTTGATCCTATTACTAATACCTTTCTCCATGTAAAATCATTATTAAGGTAGTAGTCCCAATTAAAGTTTGTTACACCGTTCGTCTTAGCCTTTATCCAAGATCTTGTTATTGTTTTTTGAACTTGCTGTAAATTGTTTGCCTGGTAGTAGGAAACATTATTAAATAATACTGGACCATTAATATTTATTGATCCCAAGAATTCGTCAAAATTAAGGGCAGAGGCAAAAGATACACCTAAAACTCCCCACTCTTTAGATGTTAAAACTGGTTCTCTAACCACAGAGCCGTTCCAATAATAAACTATTTCATCAATTACTTGATTATTTAAAAGGCTTTTTGCAAAAACTCTTGCCCTTAAGCCAGTGTCGCTGTCTGCTACTATATAAAATTTTATTGTATCTTCTTTATAAATAATCTCAAATAGTTCTGTAGGAACTGGAGGAAACTCTGTTTCAGAATATCGAAGCCACATTTGAATAGCACTTATTGAATATTCTGAGGATAGGGTTTGATTTATAGGTAAAGAAATTCCACGGCTTTCTAAAGATAGGACTTCTCCACGTACTTGAATTCCAGAATCTTTTGTTAAATATAGGTATGGGGTACTTCCCTTATAAATTGTAAATGGATTTTTAGACTTATAGTCAAAGTAAATTCCTGAACGCTTATATGGAAATAAATCAATACCAAACCTAGTGCCAACAGGATTAAATGAATTATCATTAAACGCCTGAGAGGCAATCTCTAACTTGCTTAATAAAACTGGCTTATTCAATATTCCACGAACATTAAATTCTAAATGATAAACAATTGCCAACTCATTAAAATCTATAGTCTTTGTTGGATAGATAAGTGCATTATTAACAACTTCAAACTTTGTAGTCTCCCAATTTGGATACTCATCAATGTCTATAATTGAATCACGGTAGACTGGCTCAATTGTTGTAAAGTTACTATCAAGTAGATTTGCTCCATCTTGCACATATTGCAAAGTTACATAACTTTTAATTACAGAGTTGGTGGTGTCATAAGTGTATGTTTTGACAGCCCTTTGCTCTACATCTTCATAGTTATTCCAACCAGTCAATAACTGATTATCAAAATCATAGTATGTTCTTTGCACTGGCTGGAAATAACTTTGATATAAATCTCCATAGGTCCATGAAGAAGTTACCTCTTTTTCCGACAAAATTGTGGGGGATGGAGCACTAAGGTTAAATTGTAAAAAGTCTAAATCATAAAATTGATTGCCAACATCGTTAGTTACGTATTGACCAAAATAAGATAGGGGAAGATAGTCTTGCCAGGATCCAGAAACACCAATATCTAAAAAGTAGGACCCGTAAGACTCTAATGGCAAAAGGGTATAACTTG